ATCGAGGCAGCCCGGAGCGACCGGACCGTCTCATTGATGATGTTGGTTGATGTAAGCATAAAACCTCCTAAAGATTATTAGCTTGAGACTCAAGGTCTACAGCTTTAGCAATAAATTCATCGTGCCTTGTTTGCCGTTCGGCTTCATTGAGCCATCCGTCAGAATCATGCAAAAGTGCACCTTGTGCAAGGTGTCTTTGTTCGTCGGCTTGTGCCATTAGGTCAGCCCTCTTTTCTTCCTTTGCGTCTTCCGGGTATTTCTCCACCCATACTTTCATGGCTGCGTCTGCTTGTCCCTTAATCTTGTAATAATCCATTACGTTGCAATCATCGGAGGCGTTGTATCGGGCATTAGCTTTGCGGTATAAAGTATGTATTCTGTCGCGTTCTACCTGGGCAGGAGTCCTGGCCGCGAGCACCTGATCTCTATAATCTGTTTGAGAAATTACCACTAATCCGCTTGGATTTGTGCCGATGCGGGCATATACATCCTCTGGTATCTCATCCCATTTGTGTGCCTTGGCAAGCCGGGAGATTTCATCACGCCCCAGTGCCTTCCCTCCTTCGCTTTGGCTATCCAAAAGAGGGTTGCCATCAGTCCAGATACTCCCATCAGATTTAATTACCACATTAGCGAGGGTCATTTTTATTTCTCCGTCCCTGATTACAAAATAATTTGCCATTGCCCTTTCCTCCTATAATGTTGATGCGATTACCCGTAACGGGGTGATCGTTGATGCCGCGTATTTGCCGTACTGGTATGCTATTTGTTTCCCTGTCGCCTCTACCTCTACCACGACTAACCTCCGGTGATTGCGGTCATATCCAAATACCTCGTTGCGATGTGCTGCATCGAGACACTGTGTTAAATCACGATAATAATACAATCCCGATGTATGCCCCTGCTTCACTTTCTCGACGCGTGGTGTGCCGATCGTCCAAGATGAATTATCCCACACACTCTGTAGCGTACCATCGTCTCCTGTTTTTAAGAGTTTGTAACCCGTGGTTATTTCTGATTCTTTTGCTTTTTCAGCCTCAATCCTTTCCTTTCTAATATTTTTGATTACATCCATGTTGCCCTGTGCCGCGTGGACGATAGATCCCCAAGGCAAATCCTCTTTTGCGAGTTTGGCCACCTGGATGGATGTCTGTGTTACTGATCCATCATCAGTGATAAGGTAATATGTTTTAGATACTGTTTTTACCCCATACCGTGTGCCCTCAGTCCTGCGTTGGCATACAACGGCAGCCCGCCCCGACATGCTAAAATCATATAACTCGATATGACATGCATCACCTTCAGCGCGGCCTTTACGGTCAAACTCGATGGTATCCCAGGATTCAATGGCTGACTCTCGTATTAGATTTATTGCTGCCTTATACGCGGTATATGTCTGATAATCTGTTTTTGCCTTGAGGTTATAGTGTTCAATGATTTGCCCGTATTGATTGCGTATGATTTCCCGTTCGCCTAAACGATTATTAATCTCGTAAGCCTCACAGTACCATCCCCACTGCTCGGATTTGTCGGGATAACCAAGGACGCGGGCACGTCCGGTCGCTCTGCGCTCCATGCGGGGGTTGTCCCACAGTCTCTGTCGGGCGTCGGCATCGCGGTGAATCCGCTGCTCAATTGTTATTATGCCGCGATGGGGATGTCGCGGCAGATGTTTGAGTAGATACCGCCAGGCTGCGGCCTTAGTGGTAGCCTTGCTGCCTCTTTCCTGCGCAATGTTTAAAATTGTTTGTGGTGGGTTGTATTTCATTTCTCTTGCCTCCTACCTCACGCGACTTGCTCCGTCTGTAGCTTCGTGCCCGTCCGTGGGTCGTATATGTTATAATTATAGCAAAATTTATAAGGATGTCAAAACGATTTTATTGAGTTTCCGGTCACATCAAAAAAATAGTTTCAGCCACCAGAGAGGATTTCCGGACGATTGGCAAATTATTTTTGATAGGATATTTGGAGTGTAACTTATTGATATTATTATAATGAGATATACTATTGTATGATTGCCATATATTGGTGGGTAATTATTACCGTAACGATTCTAATTGACACGGTGGTAATAATGTGATTTTATGGATACATGCCAGCCGGACGGCCAACAAAGTATAAGAAACAGTACTGCGAAGAAATTCTGAGATATTTCGATGTTCCACTCACAAATTTAGAAAAGAAAACAGTCATAACTAAACTTGGGCCTACAATAATTAATGTAGAAAAACCAAACAAACTCCCCACGGTTGGTGGATTTGCCATTAAAATAGGCGTTTTGCCAAAAACATTGATTGATTGGGCGAAACATTATCCAGAATTTTCGGAATCGTATAGCAAAGCCCTTGAATTAGAAAAGGAATTTCTTATTCAGAATGGTTTGAAAGGGTTCTATCAGCCGAATATTTTCCAGTTCATCGCATCAAATCTTACTGACATGCGAAACAAAGAGACCAAAGAGCACACGGGTGCTGATGGAGGCCCGGTCGAGACAAAAATCACTGTAGAATTTATACAGTCGGATAAAGGGAAAGAAGAATGATATTAACAGGTTCTAAACGGCTCTATCCTGTTAAGCCCATAAGTAAAACTTATAGGTTGTTAGAGGTATTCGTGGAAGATCAATATGGCAGTAGCAATAAAACCACATGCGGCGTGTGGCCCGCGCTCCAAAGATATACAGATCTTATACGTCATGTTTTTATAGGTTCTTGCCAATACCTTAATGGCAAGGTCGGGCGGTTTGACCCCGTTAACGGTCGGTCTGGTAAAAGTGTGTGGTTTTCCCATGTTTCTCCCTGCATGGTTTTGCCCTAAGTCATTAATACATGACGGGTATAAGGGCCACGGTTTTAAAGTAGTATATAAGTTTTTGTTATAGGGTATAAGTAAAACTTATGACTGACCAGAAAATAAAAGTTACCATCCCTCAAAAACTCCAATTCCTTTTTACCCCCTCTCGCTATAAAGTTGCCCGTGGAGGCAGGGGATCAGGTAAATCATGGTCTTTTGCACGTGCCTTGCTTATCCTTGGTATCTCAAAGAGATTGCGTATCCTCTGCACAAGAGAGATACAAAACTCAATCAAACAATCAGTCCATAAGCTACTCGCAGATCAGATACAACAACTCAATCTATCAGGCTATTACACTGTATTAGATAATGAGATACGAGGCACCAACGGCACCGAGTTTGCTTTTGTCGGCCTCTCAAGCCTGACCGTCGACACTATTAAGAGTTTTGAGGGCTATGATATTTGTTGGGTGGAGGAAGGCCAGGTAATATCTAAGCGATCATGGGACATCCTGATACCTACAATCCGTAAAGATGGATCGGAGATATGGATTAGTTACAACCCCGACCTGGAGACCGACGAGACACACCAGCGTTTTACGGTCAAGCCGCCAAACAACTGTATTAACGTTGAGGTTAACTGGAGAGATAACCCGTATTTTAACGATGTGCTGGAGACGGAGCGTATCCACTGCAAGGCCACCAACCCCGATGATTATGACAATATCTGGGAGGGTAAATGCAGGCCAGCAGTAGAGGGCGCCATCTACCACAAACAGATTATGGAGGCCGAGGAAAACGGGCATATCTGCAACGTGCCCTATGATCCTATCTTATCAGTGCATGTGATAGTCGATTTAGGATGGGACGATAGCCTTGGATGTGCATTAGTGCAGCGTCAATCCTCAGAGGTACGATTGATTGAGTATATCGAGGTATCCCATACCACGCTACCAGAGTTGTCAAGCGAGTTAAAAACGCGCCCCTATAACTGGGGCCGCGTCTGGCTCCCCCATGATGGATTTGCAAAAACCCTTAACTCAGGAGGTAGGAGCACCTACGACATACTGACCGCCTTGGGCTGGACATGCGCTCCAAGAGAGGAAATAGTCGAGATGTCCGTGGAGGATGGGATTAGACACACCCGCATGATGTTTGGGCGGATGTATTTCGATGCTACCAGATGCCACGCCATACAAGCACCGCCTAATGTGGGTAATGTCAGGCACACACCGTTGTCATGGAGATTGATTGAGTGCGTCAAACGATACCGGAGGCATGTAAACCGGGCCACCGAGACAACACAGGCACCCTTAAAGGATATGTATGCACATGGGGCAGACACCTTGCGCTATGTTGCCA